AGTTTCAAAAATTTTAATGGGTTTAGCTTGAGATTTGGCAAGGGTTTTGAAGGTATTGAAATATTGCTTTTAGTGTTGTTTAGCTTGAGATTTTTGAAGATTGTTTGAGGGTTTTAATCTTATCTAATAGATAAGCTTTATATCTTTAGAGATTGTAAACTAGCTAAGATATTTGAAGATAATTAGTTATATTTTTTATATATAGTTATTATATATATTATTGGTGTTGCTAATTAGAATCATTATAGGGTACATAAGAGCCATGGGGGGTGGTGGGGGTATATATATACTGCTTATACAAAATAACTAGCTTTAGATGTAAACTAGATAGCCTCGCCCTGCTATAAAGATTCACATAAGACTTGCTATATTGCTGGACTGCCCCAGATAGAGATAGGTGCTTCACCCCCTGGAGAGACACTAATTATATTATACACCCTCTTCTGCATTTGTCAACTCTAAATCAAAATAAATGTTGTCAACTAGATGTAAACTTGTTATAATGAATACATGAACAATAACTTTCTACCAACTAACTCAGATAATAAACAAAGAAAACTAACAGACCAACAAAAGAACTTCCTAGCAGCCCTCGGTGGTGTTGCTAAAGGAGATATAAACCTAGCTCTAAAAGAAGCAGGGTATGCTGACAGTTCTAAATCAAATGTAGTTGATTCCCTAAAGGATGAGATTGTAGATGTTGCCACAAAGATTCTAGCAAAGTCTGCACCAAGAGCCAGTCAGAAGTTAGTGGAGATATTAGAAAGTGATGACCCTATACCACAAGTCAATGCTAAACTACAAGCTGCACAGACATTGTTGGATAGAGTGGGTATTGCGAAAAGAGATAAGCTTGATGTTACGCATACAGCAGCATCAGGAATATTTATTATACCTGCTAAAGAAAAATTAATAGATGCTAATGCAGAGGATGTTGAAATAGATGATGAAGAGAAATAGTTCTACTATTCCTTTTGGTTATAAGTTAGGTGAAGATAATAGAACCCTAGAGGTTGTTGATAAAGAAGTATCAGCATTAAAAGAAATTAAGGATGGTGTTAAATCAGGTGCTTTTAGTTTAAGAGGAGCAGTTGAAATATTAGAACATCAAACAGGCAGAAAGTTATCAGCTATGGGTTTAAAGAAAATCATAGACAAAGATAAGCCTGAACCTAAAGTAGAATCAAAAGGATTGTTAAGCAAGAATGGCTGAAGATAAACCAAAGAGACAATATAATTATAGCTATGCTCATAAAGCTAAGATGGCTTCAAGGAAAGCTGTCAAAGCTAAGGAGAAAGAAATAGCTAGACTAAAAAAGAACTTGGAGAATAAGACAAGAAGACTTCGAGATAAAAAAGAAACTTTGAAAGTAGTACAAAATGCCGAAACGAATAAAGAAACCAAAAAAGGTTTGGTCATCGAAGAAGACAAACTTGATACCTTACCTAGTCCTGTTAAAAAACTCATTGAAGAAGAAAAAGAAAGAGTAGTATTTAAACCAAATGCAGGACCTCAAACAGATTTTCTAGCAGCACCTGAACAAGATGTATTGTATGGTGGTTCTGCTGGAGGTGGTAAATCTTATGCTATGTTAGTAGACCCATTAAGATTTATGCACATTAAAGAACATAGAGCATTACTGTTAAGAAAGTCAATGCCTGAATTAAGAGAACTAATAGATAAATCTAGAGAGTTGTATCCTAAAGCTTTTAAGGGTGCAAAGTTTAGAGAAGTTGAAAAGATATGGAGATTCCCTTCAGGAGCTTCATTGGAGTTTGGTTATCTTGATAGAGATGCTGATGTTTATAGATACCAAGGACAATCATATACCTGGATAGGTATTGATGAGTTAACACAGTATCCAACAGAATTCCCACTCCAGTATTTGCAATCACGATTGAGAACAACTAATAATGCAATACAATGCTACATTCGGTGTACTGCAAACCCTGGAGGAGTTGGAGGAAACTGGGTTAAGAAAAGGTATCTAGACCCAGCTCCTCCTAATGAAAGTTTTAAAGGTGAAGATAATATAACAAGAAAGTTTATACCAGCTAGATTAGAAGATAACCCTTATCTATCTGAAGATGGTAAGTATGAACAGATGTTACAATCATTACCTGCTGTACAAAGAAAACAATTACTAGAAGGTAACTGGGATGTTTCCGAAGGAGCAGCATTTACAGAATTTGATTATGATACTCATGTAGTTGAACCTTTTGATTTACCTAGACATTGGGTAAGAGTAAAAGGAATTGACTATGGTTACGCAGCAGAATCTGCAGTAGTATGGGGTGCAGTTGACCCAACAGATGAAACATTAATTATTTATAGAGAACTATATCAAAAAGGTTTAACAGGCGAAGACTTAGCTACTAGAATCTTTGAGTTTGAAAAAGAGGATAGGTTGTCTGTAAGTGGGGTGTTAGATGGAGCTGCGTGGGCAAGGACAGGTGCTACTGGTCCAACTGTAGGGGAAGTACTATCCAGAGCAGGACATAAGCTTAGAAGAGCTGATAAGAACAGAATTCAAGGCAAGATACAAATACATGAAAGATTAAAATTAAACGACAAAGGTCGACCCAAGCTTCAGATATTTAAATCTTGCCCAAACCTAATTAGAGAAATACAATCTATACCTATTGACCCTAACAGACCAGAGGATGTAGATACTAAAGCATCTGACCATGCTTATGATGCTCTAAGATATTTAGTTATGTCTAGACCTAGAGCAACTTCAGTATGGGAAGAAATGTCAAATAAAAAAAGATGGACACCATCAGACCCAACATTTGGATACTAATATGAGAGATAAAATAAAAGAAAGTTTAATGGCACACGCAGAAGGTCATATAAAAAAACATACTGCAAATGTAGAAATATATTTAAACAACTCAATGGGTATTGGAGAGCATTCTGATATATTAGAAACTATTGAAAAAGAATTAGAGATGATAGCTAAATATGATGACCAGCTTCATGTATTAAGAAAGTATTTTTAATGCCTTTATATACTTTTAAAAATACTCAAACAGATGAGGAATATGATGAGGTTATGACATATGAAGAACTTCAAGAATATTTAAAACAAGAACATATACATCAAGTATTTAAAATGAACATATATAGATACTCCGATGGTGGTGGAATTAAAGACCAGTTTACTGACTGGGCTAAAGATGGTAATGTATCAGGTAAAGGTAGCTTTGACCCTTATGGAAAAGGTAAGAAAGGATTTAATAAGTTAAAACAACAACAGGAGGAGAAGAAGGGTAATGGTTAAAAAGAAAATTAAAATAAATACTAAAGCTGTAAGGGAAATAGATAAATATCCTTTAGTTTCTGTATACTGGCTTGACATTTGCTCTGATAGTTCCTGGCAATCGATTGATGGTTGTAAGAAAGCAAAGCTTCCTATTTGTGTTACTAAAGGTCATTTATTAACTCAAGCTAAAGGAGTGACTAGAATATTTGGAGATTATTCACTAGCTGATGAGGAGTCAGGTAGAATTGAAGAGATTGGAAACAGCACTATTATCCCTAATAGTGTTATTGTAGAAATTAAGAAAATAGTTGACAAAGGGTAATAATAACTGTATTATTATATTACTGCACAAATAATTTAAGGAATTATATATGGCTACTTACGACCAGATTAGAGAAGATACAAATCCAGTAATGGATGAAGCAAAAGAAGATGAAACTATTTCTAATCTTGTTGCTAAGATAAACTCTAGATTTCAACAATGTGAAACTACTAGAGAAGATGATGAAGATAGATGGTTACAAGCTTTCCATAACTATCGAGGAAGATATTTTAAAAATGTAGCTTTCAGAGACCATGAGAAATCTAGAGTCTTTGTTAAAGTTACTAAGACAAAAGTACTAGCAGCATATGGTCAATTGATTGATGTACTGTTTGGTGCAAATAAATTTCCATTAACTATTCAAGAAACTAGAGTACCTGAAGGTATAGATGAGTATGCTCATTTAAATCCATTAAAAGAACAAATGGGTATGAATGAAAATGAACAACCTATTCCTGGTGTTGAAGGTAATATGGATTATGTTCCTGGTGAACAACCTATGACAGGATTAAATGGTGGCTTAGGTTTTCCTGGTGATGGAAATGATTTAGCTCCTGGTACAACTTTTAATGATTTAAATAATAATGCTAACTTAGGTTCGTTAGAAAAAGAATATGAAGATGCAGACTTAACCTCTGGACCAGCTCCAAGTCCTGAGATGCCTCAAATTAAACCTGCACAAATTGCAGCAAGAAGATTAGAGAAATTAATCTTAGACCAAATAGAAGAATCAAATGGTAGTGTAGAATTAAGAAGTGCAATCTTTGAAGCTTGTCTACTTGGAACAGGAATTATCAAAGGACCTTTTACTTATAATAAAACTTTACATAAGTATACTGATACTGGTAATGGTAGAGAGTATACACCTGAAACTGTTAAAGTTCCTAAAATGGAATTTGTTAGCATATGGGATTTTTATCCAGACCCTAATGCTAGAAATATGGAAGAAGCAGAATTTGTAATTCAAAGACATAGATTAAATAGAAACCAAGTTTTAGATTTAGCTAACAGACCTTTCTTTGACAAACAAGCAATACTTGAATGTTTAAGAATGGGTGCTAAGTATAATAAAAAATCTTGGGAAACAGATATAGATTTAGAAAAAAGTCAATACCCTGATATTGAAAATAATAGATTTGAAGTATTAGAATACTGGGGAACAATAGATGCATTAAGTGCTAGACAAGAAGGATTAGAACTTGATGAATCAATTGATGACATGGAAGAAGTTCAAGTTAATGTTTGGATGATTCGAGATAAAGTAATTAGAATTGTTCAGAATCCATTTAAACCTTTTAGAACTCCTTATCAATCTTTTGTATATGAAAAAAATCCATATACATTTTTTGGTATTGGTGTTCCAGAAAACATGGATGATGCACAACAAATTATGAATGGTCATGCAAGAATGGCAATTGATAATTTAGCATTAGCTGGTAACTTAGTTTTTGATATTGATGAATCAGCACTAGCTTCTAATCAAACTATGGAAGTATTTCCTGGTAAGATTTTTAAAAGACAAGCTGGTTCTCCTGGTCAATCAATTTATGGATTAAAGTTTCCAAATACTGCTGTAGAAAATATGCAGATGTTTGATAAGTTTAGACAACTAGCAGATGAATCTACAGGACTACCTTCTTATTCACATGGTCAAACAGGTGTTCAATCTATGACAAGAACAGCATCTGGTATGTCAATGTTAATGGGAGCAGCATCATTAAATATTAAAACAGTAATTAAAAATATTGATGACCAATTA